TGGAGGATGATCTTTCCGTCGTTCCCGGCGATGAAGTGATTGTTGGCTGGGTCGCCGTTGACCTCGCCGCCAGACGTCGCGCCGATGACAATCCCGGCTCGGGTGTTGAGGGGGGCAACGTTGATCGAAGTCCTCGGCATGCCAGCCTCCTACTTTGCGCCGATTTGAATGGTGAGAGGGATCGACGGGGTTGTGCCCGCCAGGGTCCAAGCGAACCGGTACGTTCCGGACGGGATGTAGTGGTAATCCGCGCCGTACTTCTCGGCCGTCGTCGTCGTCTTGTTGTTGACGATGTTCGAGCGGGCCGTCGTAACGTCCGTCCCGTTGGCGTCGATCTCCTGAGCCAGCTTGCGAGTGAAATTCGTTCCCGCGATGCTGTCGGTGGCGTCGTCGCAGCATTCGAGCCAAACGTCGAGATCGCTGATCGTTCCTGAGCCGGTGCCGAGCACGACGGTGGCGTGCAGCATCGTCGCCGTCGACAAGCTGAAGTTGACGCTGTTCCCGGAGCCGGTGATCGTCTGCGTCGCGACGATGGTCGATTGCTTGAGTGACATGATCAGAAGCTCGTCGGCTCGACCGCGACAAGCGGCCAGCCGAGGATCAGGAACTCTGGCCGCGTCCCGGCGACCGGCGTCGGGGTGCCGCCGTCGTCGCCGAGAACGCCGGTCTCGTTCCAGATGAGCTCGACCTCCTCGCCGGGATTGATCACGTGATCGATCTGCACGGCGTCGAGCCGGAGCACGTGCCCTGCTTGAGGCGAGACGGGCGGGTCGACGCTGAAGTCGCACACGACGAGAGGCTCACAGAGATCGACGTCTGTCCCGACGACGGTCAATGTTGCCTTCAGCGTCGTCGGCGTGTCCGACTGGGGGACGGCCGCCTTGGTGATGACGATCGCGATACCGCCCGCGCGCGATCGGCCTATGGTGCGGGTGCGACTACAAACGAACGCGTCGCCATCGGGAGCGATCGCCGAGAAGGCCGCCGCTTGATTTGCACCGGACGCATTGAGGGCCGGGCCGGAGAGCGTTTCGCCGGGGATGATCTGCACCACTTTTTGCGACATGGTCAGGACTCCTTATCGGAGACGAATACAACCGCTGTTCTGGTGCAATTTGGGTGGCCGAGGATTGCGCTCTGGTACTGGCCAACGGTCCAGACCTGGCCATCGGCCTCCGCTTCGGGCTGAACCGATCCGGGATCGCCGTCAGACTTGGGTGCGCCATCGTCGTGACCGAACGGAAGACAGCCGGGGCCGTCGACGATGTTGAGCAGCTCCACGCCTTCGCTCTTGTAAAGCTCCGCGGCGCCGTTCCCGTAGGCGTAGCCAGTCTCGGTGCGGGCGATCGTCTCCGCGCGCGAGATCTCGAAGTAACCCTTCAGCGTCGAAGACAGTTCGGCCGGCGTCCAGGATTCCTCGATGGCGCGTGACACGGCGTCCTGGACCTGGGCGCGCAACGTGTCGGAGATGGCGGCCGTCGGTGAATCCACCCACTGGCCCGCGACGTACTGCTTGCCGACGAGCTCGCCGGCGCGCTAACGCGCGTAGGTGAGGACCTCGGGGGGCACGCGCTCGAGGTTGACTCCGATCGCTCGCGCCGCTTCGGATGCGCCGACGGTGCCGCCGGCGTCGAGCTGCTTCGAGAGATCGTCCGCGAGGTGGCCGGCGGAGAAGTCGGGAGGTTCCGTCGGCTCGGCCTTCGCGATCTTCTCCGTGGGGATCTTCCCGAGCGCCCACGCGAGTACCTTCGGCTCGAGCTCGGAGAGCCAGCCATCGACGAGCGCGACGATCGCCTTCTCGACCTTCGAACGGGCCTTCGTCGGCTTGAGCTCGCCCTTGGTGAATCCGAAGTGCTCCGCGAGCGTATCGAACGTGACGGAGATGTCGTTTGGTCGGCCGGTACCCTTCACGAACTGGCCCAGGTTTGTCACGACGTCATGGCGGACGTGGGCCGGAATGACCGCGCTTTTGAAATCGAGCTTGGGCGCCTTGCCATCCCGGACGCGCTTCTTCGCGACGTCCCGCCACTTCCGTAGATCCGTCGCCACCGCGGCGCGGTACTTCGTGAACGCCGCGGCCCACGCCTTCTCTTGCGCGGTCGGTTCGTCTGCGGTGGGGATAGCATCGTTCGCCGCCGGTGGCGTAACGTCCGCCGGAGGAGAGCCACCATCTTGGCCCGGTCCGTTGGGTGGCTTGGGAGCCAGCTGGGGCGGCGGCTCCGGCGGATTCTTGAGATCTTCGATGAGCTTTTCGAGCAGCTGCGGGCCCGACGGCGTGTCGATCATCGCGGGCGTTTCGAACGGATACGGCTCGTCGCCTTGTTCCTCACGCGCCTGGTTGATCGTCAGTGCGCCGCGGGCGAGGAGCACGGCTTGCCGCTGGTAGACGACGGTCGGGTCTTCGGTCTCGTCATCCGCCCAGGCGAACTCGACCTCGGTGACGCCGCCGTAGACGCGCAGGCAGCGGTTGACGACGCCTGCGATGAACCCCGCGATCGGTCGCGGGCCCGACTCCATCGCGGAGGATTCCATCGTCGAGCCGGTCGCCCGGTTCATCTGCTTCGCGATCGGGATCGGTGAGACGCCGAAGCCCCACGAGATCACGCGCGCGAGCCACTCGAGGAACTCGTAGGACCATTGGCGATCCTTGGCCGCGGAGTACGCGCCCTCCGGCATGACCTTCATGTAGCCGGAACGCAGATCAGAGCGGCCGCGTTGGATGTCGTCGAGGGCGGTCTGGAACGCTGCCATCTGATCGGCCGTCGCGCCCTTGATGCTGAACATCCCGCCGTCCGGGACGTTGCCGTCGGTGTAGAACGCCAGTTCATGCATCGCCTGGCGGATCGCGAGGTTGGCGGTGAACAGGACGTTCTCGGTGTTCGATTTGCCGTAGGGGGAATTCGCCCGCCGGTTGCGCGGGAGGTAAAGCAGGTCACCGAACATGAACTCGGTCTCCGGCATCCCGCGGACGATCTGCTGGTACGCGGGGTTCGGAGGGAGCGCCGGACGGCCGCGGTCATCGACGAGCGGCACGATCGTCGCGCCGTCGATCTGCTCGAGTCCGATCAGCTGCCCCGCGAGATTCTTGCGCGGCAGGATCGTCAACGCGTCCGTGATCATGATCTCGTCGGCGACGGCACCGCACCAGTCGGGCCACTCGACACCGGCGAGCGCATCGGGCATCGAGACGAACGCCTTCACCGAGTCGATCGTCTTGGCGAGCTGCTTCTCCTGGCCCTTGAACTCCGGCCGCACGCGGACGACCCACTCCATGCCTAGGATCTGATCCTTGACGTCCTTCTTCGCGATCGCGACCAGGTCGAAGTCCGCGAACGCGCGGAGTTGATCGAAGGGCGTGAGCGTGATGCCGCTGTTCGCGCGGGGGCGCGCCCCGGTGTTGTAGAGCCACGGCATGACGATCGCGCGGGGCTCGGTGCCGGCGGGCATGACCGGAGGCATCGGGGTCCCGGATCCGCCGAGGGCGCGCGGGCTCTTGTCTGGAGGCGTGCCGCCGAGGAGACGGATCGCGACGTCGCGGGTGGAGGTGACGAGGGCGGGGAGCTGCATCGCCACGGTTAGGCGCTCCCCTTCTCGCGCTCGGCCCGCAGCTGCTCGGCCTGGCGCTGGAGGAACAGGAGCCCGGCCTCCGCGCCGGACACCTTGCCGCGGTGCATGTACGTCAACGCCTGCGACATGGAGTCGACTTGGTCGTCGTGTACGGCATTCGGGAAGCGGTACAGCTCGGCCTCGAATTCAGGGAGCCACGCTGCGGCCCTCGGAAGACGCACGCGGCCTGCTTCGCACAGCGGCGACACCGACATCGCCCGGATGACCTTGTCGCCTTCGGGCTCGCGTGGGATCACCGGCAGCTTCGTCGACGCCTTGAGATCCTGCACGAGCGATTGACCCGACGACTTGTCCTCGACGAGCACGGCGATTGGCTGGTGCAACAGCGCGAGCGATTCAGCGGTGCGCCTCAGCTCGGGGTACTCCATGCGCGCGCGGAACACGTCGAGCAGGTCGAACGTCGTCTCGGACTCGCCCCAGGTCGTACAAACGCTCGGGTCGTTTCGATCCGCCGCCTTCTGCCCGGTGTCCCACGACTGCACGATGCGGCGGTACTTCGCGAGCGGCACGTCGTAGCGGTTCGATGCGAACCACGAGAGCTTGAATATCCCGCCCTCGGCCGGGGTCGGATGCTGCTGGTAGAGCGCGGCCCAATCGTAGGTTCCGAGAGCGCAGCGGATCGAATGGAGATCGGCGACCGGATACGCTTCGGGCCACAAGGGCTCGCCTTCCGCGCGACCGAGAGCATCGTCCGCCTCGGCGAGCGCCGGGAGATTGAGCACGGTCCAGCCCTCGTGAGCGTGCTCTCGCGTGACATACCCCGCGAGGTCGTCGTCATGCCAGCGCGTCTGCACGATCACGATGGCACCACCTGGTGCCAGCCTGGTGCGGGCGACCGAGCGGTACCACGCCTTCGTCGATTCGCGCGTCGTGTCGCTCTCGGCCTCGGCGCGATCTTTCAGCGGATCGTCGATAAGGAATAGGTTTCCGCCACGTCCGGTGATCGACCCGCCCCGACCGACGGCGTAGTACGCGCCCCCGGCGTCGGTGCTGAACCGATGCACGGCCTTCGAGTCCTCGGACATACGACAGAGCGGGAACGCTGCGCGATGCAGCTGCGTGTCGGTGAGGTTGCGCACCTTGCGGCCGAAATCCGACGCCAGCTCCTGCGAATACGTCGAGGCGATCACGGAGCGGGATGGGTTGCGACCGAGGTACCACGCTGGGAAGAACTCGGACGCGAGCATGCTCTTGCCGTGGCGCGGCGGCATCGCAACGATCAGCCGGTGAACCTCGCCGCGCTCGACAGCCTCGAGCTGCGACGCGAGGAGCCGGTGATGCGCGGCGGGTTGGTAGCCCGGCCACTGGCCGATCGCATACGCGAGCAGGTTGGCCCGCGCGAACGATGCCGCAGCCCTGTTCGATTCGGCCGCCGTGAGTGCTACCACGGCGAGCGCCAACGCGACGAGGAGCCGGCGGGCATTCACTTCGAGCCCTCGCCGCCAGCGACGGCAGCGGCCATGCGCTTCAGCGCCTCTCCCTCGACGATTTCCTCGAGCTTGACCTCGTGCCTTTGCGTGATCGCCCCGCAGACTTCCTCTCGGACGGTCTTAGCAGCCCCTAGGATGGCCATGGAGCCGTGGTAGTGCTTGCCCCGCATCACGTCCACGACGGCCTGGAACGCCTCGTCTGCGACCGCTCCAAGGGGCTCAGGGGTGCCATCGGGCACGCGATAGCGCAGGCCCTTGATCGATGCGACAGAGCCGAGCGGGAGCGGGAGTGTCGACCCGACGACGCGCCCCTTGCCTGGCGGTGGGACCGTTCCGTCGGTGCGCTTTCGGCGCGGCTTCGTATCGGGACCACGCTGCCCGTTACCACGACGAGCGGGACTAGAGGCTAAAGCCTTCACGGCGCGCGATATCGCACACGTTCGCCGCGTTGGGAAGGGGTAGGCTCGTTTAGGGGGTACTGATTTTCGCGGCTCCGCGGTGCTCGGGAAGCGGTAGGTACGTGCCGAGCGAGGCCACGCCGGATCTTGCCGCCTTCACGCGACGAAGGTTCACGACCGCATCATGCAGCCGCATCCTGGCCTCACGTTCCACGATCGCAAGCTCGGCGTGCGTGCGGTCCTGGTAGCGGTCGAAGGCGCAC